GTAACGACGGTCTTCTGTTTCAGTTGCACGGTAGCGGACGTGTAAGAACGGACGCTTAGCGTTTTTGCCCATGATTTGGTCATAAACTGAAGTAGAACCGGCAGGAACCAAAAGACCTGTGATTGTACCAGTAGCGGTAGCAGCAGCAGCTGAAAGGCCACCACGCATAGTTGGGTCGTTCAAGTATTTCCAGTCAGACTTGTAGAAGTCATAACCACGACGGAAACCTGAGAAACCAAGGTTCAATGCCATAGTTACGTCATTGTCAAATAGACCATATGAAGCACCATAAGAAGGAGCGCCAGTTACAGTAGAGGCACCGTTAAGACCTGCAAGCATACCATCAATGGCGAAGCTAAGGTCACGGTTACAGAATACTACATTCTCCTCAATAGCACCTTGCTTGTCAAGACGTTGTACGATTGTATCAAGACGTTGTACGATTGTATCCCAATCAGCAAGAGATGTTGGTACACCACCACCCCATACATTACCACGATTCTCAACAGCGTAGAATACGCCCTCAGACCCAGCTTGGTCAGCAAGACCAGATGCCAAGAAGTTGGATGCTCCAGAACCAGCAGCAGCAGGGATAGCTTCAATCATAGCAGTTTCCATGTAATCCTCAAAGCGGAGACGAGTCTCATGCTCAGACTTTAGGTACCAAAGGTAGCCAGTAGCGCCATTCTCAGTTGTTACTTCAACCCAACCAATTTGAGCCATGTCAGAACCGCTGATAGCGTATCTGTCCTTTAGGATGATTGGTTTGTTAGTAAAAAATATATCTTCTGCATCAAGTGATCCAACCATACCAGTTGTTCCTTTCTTGAATTCAGAACCGTAAATGAATACAGTATACTGAGCATTACCAAGACCTGTCCCAGCGACTACAAGGCCACCAGCCTCATAGAAAGCAACTGTGAATTGGTAAGGACCACCTGTAGGTGTTGATACAGCAGTAACAACAGCTTTATTGTATTGACCAGTAGCATTCACCTGAATGAATACAGTCTGATTTTCACGAATAGCTGTTGACAATACACCTGCATCATTGATTTGGAATACAGCAGTATTTGCATTAACCAAAGCAGCAGAACCTACACTTGTGTATTTGATGTGCAAACGCAGAGTTTGAAGGCATCTCAGCACCTACAAGGCGAAGGAACGATGCAATGGTACGATTACCGTAACGCTCAAATTCTTTCTCGTAAGTATCAGGAAGATACTGGTTCAAGAAGTTGAAGTTAGTAATATAATTTGACGATAGGGCCAATCTCTCTGCTGCCGGTTGCAGCGCGTAAGTTGGCGTGTTCAATAAAGCACTTGGCATTTTTTTAAGAATTTAATGTTTTACAATCTTTTTGCACTTCGGATTTTTAAACTTCTTCCAGAATCAGGATTAATCTCTTTAACCTGAAATCCATCATTACCCTTAGTAGCCTCATTTGCCTTACGCTCAGACATATTGATATTCTTAGTCTTACGCATAAGGTCATCTGCTGCATCAGCTGCGCCTTGCTCATAAAAGTGCTTGGCGAAGCGCTCAGGGTTCATTGCAACCGCTAACGCTTTATGGTACCCTGCTGCGTCTTTTATCATCCCTGTTTCGTCGAGAAACTTCCCGATAAAGCTTGAGGGATTAGAGTGTAACCTCTTCAACTCAGCAGCATCACCAGGATTGAAAAGAAGCTTTTTGTTATTGACATTGAACTCAAAACCTTTGAATCCTGAATCAAAAACTTCATTAGTCTTATTCTCAAACCATTGACGTTTGCGATTATTTTCCTCTTCGTAAGTTTTAGCATTTCTGATATACTCACGATATGCATCGAACTCCTCCTTCTCTTCCTGAGAAACACCAGCCGTACTTGACTCAAGGGGCATTTTATATTTCTCCTTCTGTGTGGTGAAGAATTTCTTCGCTTCATTTACAGCTTTCTTTCTTGCTATTTTGGCCTTTTTAATATAACCATCATCATCAAGGTCCTCATCGTATCTGTACTCGTCCATCATCATCTCGACATCATCTTCGTCAAGACCCTCCTGGGTTGATAGCAGATACTCTTTTAAAAGCTGTTCTTCCGGCACGGACTCAAAGTCCTTATTCAACTTGAGAAAGTCCTCAAAGCCCCTGCCTGTTTCTTTTCTATATTTCATGTAAGCAGCCACATCCTCAGGCATATCCTCAGCGACATTGCGCTCAGACATAAGCTCATCAAATGAGCTGATCTGCTTGTTGTATCTTTTTCCAATATATGAAAGAACGTCTTCTTCTTTTAAATCGAACTCTTGAGCTGGCGGCTCAGGTATTTGCACCTGCTGTGGAGCGTCCTGAAACTGCTGTTCGTGCTTCTCTAAAAGTTCTTGTTCAACCTCCTGAACACTTTTCTGTTCACCGGTTTCGACTAATTTTACTGATTTGAATTCCATTTGAGTAGATTTATTTGTTGCAAAAATATAAAATTAAAATTACATTTATATTATCTTGGATTAAATTCTGCTAAATCAAAGCCATCCAAGCTATCTTCGTTGGACTCGAAGTTCACTGGAGGTAGGTTATTCTTCCTTTGGTTTATCAATTTTGACTGCTGCGTGTTCTGAATGCTGATACGTTTGTTCTTCTCATCCTCCTTGTTTTTCTCACGCTGAGCAAGTGTGCCGTATTGCAGTTCGTGTAGTTTAACGCTGTATTCGAACTCCTCTGCCATAAGCTTTGACTTGATACCAGCTTCAAACTCCATTTTCTTCATCTGTAGCTCCATCTCTGTCTGTATCACCTGAGCTTTGGCTTGTGCCTCTAGTTGTATCTTTTGTACTGCTGTCTGAGCTGCCATCTGCTGAGACTGCAATTGCTGCTGCGACACCATGGCCTGCTTTTGCATTTGCATCTTCTCCATGCGCTCGGAATTCTTGATGCGTTTTACTTTGAGGAGTTGGTTTGCGAGCTTGAGGTTTTTAAGCTCTCGAATATCGATAGCATCCTCAAGGTTAATGTCACCTTTCGATAGGGCCATCTGTACGTTAGCTTCAAGCTGCGCTCTTTGCTCTTCATCCGGTGCAATCTCAATAGAAATCCCAAAATCATATAGGTAGAGGTCTTTAATCTCGTTAAGTATTGACACGTTGTACCTGCCGATTCTCGTGGCGAAATCCTCTTTGAAGTCAGCATACTCTAGTATGTCAGCCACCCTGTATGTAATGGCCTCTGCCAAGCTGCGATAGATGTATAGACCACTCTCCAGGATATGCCTTGTTGCCGTGTTTGAGTTGAGCGCTGCAAGCTTCTGCAAGCCCACCAATGAGTTCGGGTCAGGTGTTGAGCCATCCCTTGCCTCATTAAGACCTGTAACGGTCCGTATCATGTCCATATAGTGTTGGTAGTTAGCCAACAGCATCTGTGTCTTTGCAGCTCCTGAGTTTGACGTAAGCTGAGTAATTGGCACCCTTCCATTGTTGAAGTCACCATCCTGGGTGAAGCTCCTACCGATAACACTACCTGTTTGGAAGTATAACCTAAGGGCATCCTCAGGGTTATAGGCAGCACCTGTACCAAGGTCAACCTCATTAAGTCCATCAGCGTCAATAAACACACCATCAGGTACAACTCGGTTAATAACCTGTTGCAGTTTTAAATGGGTGATTTGGATGAGGTCAGCGAATGGTATCATCCTTCTAACCAATGACTCAATGACACCTTTATACATCCTTGGGGCACAAGCCACATACATTGGCATTGCGTGTTGTGATGACGACTTAGGTCTGACCATATTCTCGGCCATCTCCCATTTGAGGAGGTAATTGGTGCCCATGACCATGATACCTTCGTACCATACATCAACGGTCTTCTCTACCTTCTCAAAGCCACCCTCTTCCATCATCTCCTGTGGAGGATTGAACTCATCGTCCTTTGGGATCATTTTAAATCCACCCTGCTCTAAAGTTTTCTTTTTATAGACAATTTTTTTGGTTGTCTTATAATTAAAATAGAGCAAAGTGCAAGTATCTCTAAAAAATAAACTATTCTCATAAAATCTTGCTACATTGTAATAATCATACCATGACTGACTGTACGCTGATATTTGTTCTAAGTCGTCCTTGGTAAGCTTTGGATTTATCTTGTACAGCTCGGTGAGCGGAACGGTTTTAATCTCTCCCCAATAGAATACATCTTTGAAGAATGGGTCCTCGGTATAGTTATGGACAATATTTGCAGGGTCAACATAGGACACCCTAACACCTTCTCCGAGCAGGAACTCATGCTTTGCTACGGCTATGCCCAAGACAGTCATGTCATAGTCAAGGCGCTTTCTAATGTCATCGTAATGGTTCTCATCAAATATAGTACTGATTGCTACCTCCTCTGC